AGTTCTCTGGCTCAAATGGGTCAAGGTGAAGTTTGCCATCACGCTTAGTGACAGTGTTCTCTACATCAAGTGTTAGTTTCATCCTTCGTACCTCGCTGTCTGATAGTCTAGGTTACAATTCACCATGCCATGCCAGCCATTCAACTTATTCTTTACGATGTTGATATGGCGTAGTGGGCTATCTTCTTCCTGCCCTTCCACAGATGGTGACTTGCCAATCAATATCATCAAGTCTGCCTCTGCCGCCTTACCTGTACGTGAACCCTGCATCATGCTTTGGTTTAACTGCGCACGTCCTTCAGCATCAGCACTCAACTGTGACATATAAAATACAGCACAGTCATATGTCTTGGCAATCTGACGAGCATAGATAGCACAAGCCGCTAGTGCTTGGTCTTCCCTTGCAAAGGAACCTGCCACACTAAACTTGTCACCCATGTCAAGCACAAGTACATCAGGCTTGTATGACTTACATACAGATTCTACCCACGCCATGTCACGCCCACCTGCATCCTTAATCTTGATGTTGTTCATAACAGGTGCATATAGTGATTGTGCCTTACTCATGTTGTCACGTACTTCACGTGCTGTCATACCTGCAGCGGCAGTCAAGTACCTTGCACCGACACGGTGTGTAGGCTCTTCGTTACACAGGATGATGCATTTAGCACCCTGATGTGCAAAGCCCCCCGGTGCGGCAATGATGCTGGCATGAAACGATGTCTTGCCAGTGTTAGGACGTGCGCCTACCTCAATCAACTGACCACCTGATACGCCTTCTACCTTACGTGCTACTGGCGGTATGTTGAATGTCCAACGTGCTTCCAGTTCAGCCTTTGCCATGAGTGTCTCAATGCTGATGTCATCCCACTCAATGTTTAAGTTAGGAATGAAGTCATCACCATATCGCTCAAGCAAAGTACGCAGTGACTCCAGTGTGTTGGCATCGCCATTCACCATGTCAAATCCAATGTTGGCTACATCTTCGCCAATCACCTGTTGGAATAACTTGGATAGCACCTCTTGTGCTACGTCACTGCCCATCGTGCTTTCTCTCTTCACACTGGCAAACAGTGACGAGAAGGCTTGCTTCTGTGCAGTAGTCAGTGTCGGGTTGTCCGACATAAACAGTGCCTCTACTTCGTCAGGTGTTACGGTACGATTGTACCTGTCCATCGCCATGTCAATGGTCTTCTTAATCTTCCGCACATCCTTACTGAACAGGCGGTCTGGACACTTAGCACCACGATGGTCATCGTAGAACGACTTGTCCATTAAACTTCGTATTAGGGATAGTTCCATGTTGTCATACTCCTATGTTGGTTAGGTTTTCAAAGTCTGTTGGATTACGATACTTCAAGTCATCTGTCAAGCGAAGAACACGAACATCATTTACATGACCTCTTAGTTCTTTCGCCATGCCTAATGTCTTTGGCAAAGCATCGGGGTCTAGGGCTATTATGGCTGTTGAGAACTGCGCAAGATACTTCTTGTGAGATTCCTGTAATGATGTCCCCAACACGGCGACCCCACACCAAACATCATTACCGACAACTGCGGCACTCACGCAGTCCTCAACAACTACGGCGACTTTACCACACCCATGACTGTATGGCAAGCCACTTTTTCCATATCGTTTCCATTTAGGCAATCTTTTTCCCAGCGCACGTCCAGTAGCGTCCACTGTTTTGCCATCATGTACGACAGGAAATACTGCACGATGCTCTTTCACATCATACAGGATACCAACTTCATCCACATCAATGCCATACAACTCCATTGCCCACTCCGCTACATCAAATGTGGGCGGCACTATGTACTCTGGCATAACGAATGTGTTCTGCGATGCAAATACCTCTGCACCATCAAAGCCCTTACGAATATCATCAACGGTCATACGAACACGAGTACCACCACTGACCTTGCAAGAAGCCTTGTAACAATTCCACACAAGACTACCCATGTTATTGGTCACAGTGAAAGTGTTATACCCATTACAGACAGGACAAGTCATACGCTTAGTATGTCCACTTGGTATATCCATATCACTTATAGTGTTATATATATTACTCATGTATAATCTCTTTCGTTGCGGCAGTTAAGATGCTTTTACCATGCTTATTTCGCTCTGTCAATGCATAATTTGCACTTGTTAAAGTATTTTTCATGTATGGTTTCACTGAACTAGGGTTAGCATGTCCTGTAACCGACATAATTTGTGCCATTCCTACACCTGCTTCTACCATTTCAGTTGTACCAGTCCTTCGTAAGTCAGACAGACGTAACTCCTGCGGCAAATTGACACTATCCATTATCTTACGAGCATGAATAGGCAGTTTGAACTGCGAATAAGGTTTGTATTCACCCGCAATTGGATAAGGACGTGGTGCAACATACTGTTGAAAGCCAAAGTCTTGCTCTTGGTGTGTCAACATGTCGCACAAGTCATCTGAAATAGGCAGATAGACATCAGCACGTCTTTTGCTTTGCTCAATATGTACTGTTTTCTCATCAAAATTGATGCAGTCCCATGTAAGCATACGCATATCACCCACACGCTGACACCATTCATATGCCATGTGTGCAATAAGACCAATGTTACGGGTGCTAAAATCGCCGTAGGCGGCATCTAAGAACTTCATGACATCATCCCTACTCCAGACTATCTTACGAGCCTCTGTGGTGCGTCTACGGATGATTGCGAAGGGGTTTATGACACAATGTTCCATGCGAATACCGTGATTGAACAAGACACGAGTGATTGACATCAGATGATTGGCAGTTGTGATGCCTTTTTCGCACCACTGATTGTATGCATCTTTAGCCATTCGTGTAGTAATCTTGTCCAGAGCATAGCGGCAGAGGGGCTTGCCCTCTACCTCTGTGTCTAGCATTACACGAATTAAATACTCATACTGTTTCTTAGTATCATCGCGTAACACTTTGAAATCATATGAACAATAGTAGTCGTCAATGAGTTCATTTAGTTTCATGCCGACTTTCTCCTATTCACTGTTTTCATTGAATACTACTCCTACTCTTTCTGTATCTGAATATATTTTACCCTCGTATAGTACTACTACTTTTACCCCAAGTTCTTTTTGTCTGGGTGTGGTAGCAGTGCAGTTTATTTTGCGGCTACCATCTTCTCTAATACTTACGTTAGCAGTTTTACTATCGTAAAAGGTAAGTTCATTAGTTTCATTGTTTAGTACAATGAAATCTATAGCACCTGTACAGGCTACGTTCTTAAATACTTCAAAACCTTGACTCAAAAAGTGATGACACAACTCTAGTTCTGTTATGTCACCACGTCTTTTTTGTGAGATTTGTATCATGCCGCAATTAACTCCTTGAACTGCTTGCTTTCAATCCATTGCGACACAGTGTGTTCACGCTGGTACATTGTCTTATTGTGCGTATCAAGCCCTGTGTTACGAACAGTGAAGCCGTTACGTTCATCACCATAGGACGCATAGTTTGTGAAGGCAGAGTACAATGCCCAGACATTCTGTCCACGAACACTAGCCTCTTGGTTGTACAAACTAAACATCTTGTTTGCTTTACTTTCAGACTTGAGCAAGGACTCTAGCATAGCCTTGACATCCCCTACATACAGAGGCTTGTTAGCCCACGCTTGTAGACGCTCTGACTGTGCATAGAATGACTGTGATGATTCTTCAAGGTCACGAATAAACCTGCCCATAGTAAAGTTGGACGTATTTTTACGTCTTACCTTGTCATGCTCACCACGAATCATACCATTGGTGCAGAAGAAATCTATCGCCCCAAAGAATACAGTGTTGCTGGCACTACCATCAATACCATGCAGTGCAATGATACGTTGTGCAATGGTTGTGCTATGTTTATCTGTATAAATCTTAGCCGTGACATTGGGTAGGCACATGTCCATCAAAGCCCATGCACCATTGTGTGCTGTCTTGAACTTGATATTCATATTGTCACACTGCTCCTCACCTAAGTTTTCAGTAGTGCTGTTATGTATATTTGTGAAGAACTCACGATGGTCAGCACACTGAAAGTCTGTGCCTACTACCCCCAGATATTCTCCTGTATCCTTGTTGATTACATACTTCTTGCCTGAGAACTTCGTAGGTTCAAACTCAATACCAAAGTTTAACTTCTCTGGTAACAATTCATCGGCTGTAAGTGTAAATGGTATTGTGTCTAATGGCATATCTTGTCTCCTTATGTTGGTTTAACGTCAATTGATAGTGTTTTATATCAGCAAGTAATCACAAAGTCAATACTGCTAATACAATAAATATAGTGAACCCAATTATAATGTCCATTATAACTGTTCATCATCTGTGTCAGCAAGCACATAATTATTATTCCAGTATTGCTTGCGTCCTTCGTCATCAGTAGGTGCTACAAACTTAAACTCTTTGGACAGCACATGAATCATATCTTCTATGTCACGCAGATGTAATAGGTCAAGTGTGTAACACTCGTTTGCATACTGTAAGATGTCACGAAGCCTGTTGTGTTGCTTGAGTAACATTAGTCTTTGGTCATGTGTTAGTTCCATGTTACTTTCCTTCCACTAAATGTTGCAGTAATTGGTCAATGCGTTGCATAAGCACATCTATCGCTGTGTTTATGTGTCCTGTGTCGTGTGGTTGTACACGCATATCAAGTTGTCTTACTTCTTCAATCAAAGCAAGAATGTGTTGCTTATATAATTTCTTATCCATGTTACATACTCCTTTCAAAGTTATATTTACTCTCTGCCAACCATACTGGCATCTCACGTCCCTTACTATACCTAGCAAACTTGAGTTTGTCAACAGCATAAA